GTGTGGTATACTTTTCGGGTCCCCTGCACCGTTCAAAACTAGGAATTGTACCACCAATGGGTCCTTCCAATGCGCCCAACGTTTTTCCGAAAATTACCTCCTCTGACTGTGGAGGGTATTGAGCCTTTAACGTTACAGGAACGGGCCTTTATACTTAACGAAAGGATGAGGGAAATTGCCGCCGCAAGAATTAACAGACCCATCGTTGCAGCAAGTCGTCGAAAGGGAGACTCTGGAGACGGAGTTAGGTCCCCAACTGAGACTGTTTTGTTACGAATACCTGGTTGATTTCAATCACCGTCGTGCTGCTGCAGCAGTGGGTCTTCCTCCGGATTCGGCGCTGCGATATTTACGTCGCCCAACAGTAACACGTTATATTCGCCTTCTCTCGGACGAAATTGCTACTGAATCCCTTATCTCACGAGACCGGGTTCAGCATGAGCTTCTACATGAGTTCCTTCCTATGGCCAAAGGGGAAGAGCCAATCAAAGGAGTAGATCGCGACGGCACCCAATGGGTCGCGCCCGTGACTAATATGGCAGCATATGCAAGGGGCCTGGAACTGATGGCCAAACACTCTGGGTTTACATTACCAGAAACCATCCAGGGTGGGTTGACGATAAATATAAACCACGGAGCCCTGGGAATCATTGAGGGTGAATCAAAGGAGATACCAAGTGGCGACACAAAAGCAAGCCGAGAAAATCAAGACCCGGCATGATAGAAAAGTCAAGCGCCGGAAACCTGTTTATTCCGCTCCTACAGCTAAGAAAAAGGGTAAGAAAAAGGGTAAGAAAAAGAAAGGATAATGCAGTTAGCGCTTCCTAATAATTGGAACGCACGCGATTATCAAGCCCCTCTCTTCCGGTTCATGTTTGACGGGGGGCTTGAACGTAAACGAGGATGCGCCATATGGCATCGCCGTGGGGGTAAGGATTCATGTTGTCTGCAATTAGGTGCTGTTGCATCCCAAATACGGGTAGGAACCATTTGGCACATGCTTCCTACCCTGAAACAAGGTCGCCGAGTAATTTGGGACGGCATCGACAGGGAAGGTCGACGCATGATAGACCAGGCATTTCCCAACGAAATGCGGGCCGCAAACTCTCCAATCAACAATTCCGATATGCAGATACGCTTTCGGAATGGTTCCATTTATCAGGTAGTAGGGTCCGACAATTATGACTCACTGGTCGGTGCAAACCCTATTGGGGTCATTTTCTCGGAGTTTGCGGTTGCAGACCCCAAAGCCTGGGATTATATCCGTCCGATACTTGCGGAGAATGGAGGCTGGGCACTTTTCATTTATACGCCTCGTGGCAAGAACCACGGCAAAAAACTTGCTGATATGGCGAAGTCCAACCCCAAATGGTTCTATTCTTTGCTTACTGTTGATGATACTTTTCGCGCGGACGGAACGCATGTTATTGGTCCGGATATCATTGCCGAAGAACGGGCTGAGGGAATGTCGGAGGAGAAAATTCTCCAGGAATACTTCTGCTCTTTCGAAGCCGGAATGGAAGGAGCCTTTTACACCCGTGAACTCAACTTGGCCGAATCCGAAGGACGAGTTGGTTCATACCCACATGACCCCTCCAAGCAAGTTCAAACTTGGTGGGACATAGGATTCCGTGATGCGACCGCGATTATTTTTACGCAAAGGGCTGACGACGGAAAGCCTATCGTCATTGACTACGCCGAGGCACGGAACAAAGCTCTTGACGAATGGATTAGGGACGTCCGCTCTCTTCCCTACGATTATGAAGACCACTACGGTCCCCATGACCTCGAAAACACCGATTGGACGACCGGCAAGACAAGAAGGGAATTCGCCCTTGGCCTTAACTTCTCGTTCGAGATTGTACCAAAACTCCCGGTTCAAGATGGCATTGACGCGACGAGGGCAATGATCCGTGTCGCACGATTCAATGAACCCAAAGTTGGACGACTTCTTGACGGTCTATATTCCTATAGACGTGAATATGATGACCGTTTACAAATGTTTCGGGATAAACCCTACCACGATTGGGCTTCCCACCCTGCAGATGCAGCAAGATACCTGGCTATCGGATGGTCCGATTATGGTGTCGGGCATAAAATTGATATATCATCCCGTTTTAAAGTAAAAACCGCTGTTGCTAAATCGAATCGCCAGAGAAGAGGAACAGTTGTAGAGCTATACCCATGGCTTACTAAAGGGAACATTAAATGAAAGGCTCTGAGATTCGTAAACGATTCGATGCCCTGGTATCACAGCGTTCGACTGTGGAAGACATATGGGAACTCATAAATAAATTCGTCGTTCCATTCCGGGGGGACTTTTTCCGGGAAACAACTACCGAACACTCAATCAATTGGCGTGACAATCGCGAAATATTTGATTCTACAGCTATTGACGCCGCCCATACTCTAGCTTCTTCCATACATGGGTCCCTTACTTCTCCCGCTATACGTTGGTTTGAGCTTGCCTACCGGGATCAAAGACTAAATGACGACCGGGATGCTCGTCATTGGCTTGAGGAAGGAGCTCAAAAATGTTTTTATGCGCTGCAGGACTCGAATTTTAATCTGGAAGCCAATGAGACATACCTAGACCTAGTTTCATATGGTACCTCTATGATCATTGAGGAGATTGAGGAAAAGAACGGGGCATTTAAGAATTTAATATTTCAATCGGTCCCGGTCGAGGAAATGTGGTTTGAGCAGGATTGGATGGGTCGCGCGGTCCGGGCTTATCGTCGATATATGTGGACCCCGGTTCAAATCGTGTCCAAGTTTGGGGACAAGGTGCCTAAAACTATTAAAGAAATGGCTGAGACGGCCAAGGGAATGGACGAGAAATTTGCCGTTATTATGTGTATCTATCCTCGTGAGGATAAGGCAGAAGCCAATGTCGGGAACATCTTGACGGCTAAGGAACGGCCATTCGGCATGAAACATATCCTCCACAAAGACGCAGAGGAACTTGGTGAAGAAGGTGGGTATTACGAAATGCCTGCATTTGTTCCACGTTGGAGGAAGACTTCAAAATCAATGTGGGGTCATGGTCCGGCAATGATTGCCTTGCCCGATATTCTTACCCTTAACCAGCTGATTGAGTTGATTCTTAAAGCCACGGAAAAGGTGGTTGATCCAGCCACTATGGTTACGGAACGTGGTCTGTTATCTGATCTAGACTTAACATCGGGCGGACTCACAGTGGTTCGGACAATGGAATCAATGGCGGCCTATGAGTCTAAGGCCCGATTTGATGTGTCCCAGATTCAAGCTGATCGATTGGAGCGTAAAATTCGGGCAGTATTCTTTGTTGATCAGCTTGAGCTCAAAGAATCCCCTGCAATGACAGCCACGGAGGTTCAGACACGCTATGAACTCATGCAGCGGCTCCTTGGACCTACTCTGGGAAGATTACAATCCGATTATCTTGATCCTCTTGTCCAAAGAACCTTTAACATCCTCTACCGGGCCGGGCAATTGGGTGAGCCCCCTGGAATTGTTGCCGAGTCTTCCGCAGAGCTTGATATTATATACACTGGACCTCTTGTACGTGCGCAGCGATCGGATATTGCTCAAGGTGTCACCCGATGGGTAGCATCACTTGCAGAGCTTGGGGAGATTAAGCCAGAGGTGTTGGATATTCCTGATTGGGACGCCATTAGCAAAGAGCTTGGATCATTGGAAGGTGTGCCCGCTAAACTCATGAAGAGTGATAGTCAGATCAAGAAGGACCGCAAGGCCCGCGAGGAACAGATGGCCCGTACACAGCAGGGCTTGGAAGATGAGCAAGTAGGTAAGGGAATGGAGGCCCTTGGAAAAGGCGAACAAGCAGTAAGAGGGGTACCGACAAATGCCAGAGGTAGAGCAGCCTAGTATAAGAACTAGGCGCGAGATTGCAGCCAGACAGGCGCTTGATAATCTCGTTAAAAAATCAAGTTATTTTTACCATGTGTTCACTTCACCGGATGGTAAAAAAGTTTTAGAGGCATTGGAGTCAGAATTTAATTCTGACTCTATTTTTGTGCCCATGGACCCGCATGCTACGGCTTATAATCTAGGCAAACGGGATGTTATAATTTATATAAATCAATTAATAAGGATGAAGGAAAATGCCGCCAGAGCCGAACAGTTGGAGAGACAGTCTGCCGGACGAATTGAAGGTGCACAAGACGCTGGCTGACGTTAAAGACGTACCATCGTTAGCTAAACAATTTGTCGATGCCCAAAGCCTTTTGGGTAATTCAATCCGTATTCCAAGCGAAGATGCGGGGGAGGAAGATCGCAGGAAAT